ATTTGCTTTGTCTTTGTGAGCAATAATCTTTACCTGATTTAGAGGAGCTAGATTATCTTCTATCTTCTCAGGATTTATAATATCAATCAGTCCCCATTCACTCAATAAAGATGCTATTCTATTTCTTCTAGCTAAATCTTGATCGGAGAAATTTGATTCTTTACCATCTAAAAGAAATAACTCTTTAAAATGTACAATATAGTACTTTCCTTGTTTGTGAAATATATGGCAAGACTGATACAGAGTATTATCACGCTTAGATGCTAAGCCAATACGAGATAATGTTTCTTTTACTTTTAAAAAATCTTCTGAGTTCTTTAATCTGACCTCAATAAAACTATCTAGAATATTTTCCATTATTAACCACCTTTTATTATTCTTTCTTTTATGGTAGCTAACTGCCTCTTAGTAAGAATACTTTTATACTCAGATGCTTTAGCATAACCCACCTTATAATATTCCTGAATAGCATTAATATCTTCATCGTCTATCTTTTTATGCCACTTCGAGAATCTTTTCGCAGGTCTAATACTATTTATATAATAATCATTTTGTAATGATTTTGGTAACTCTGCATATTGATTCATCTCATTCGCATACATAATAGTATCTTTATAATATGAAAACGCTTTATTGATCGTAAATGCATCATATAGCTTATGTGCATTATCATCATTTCTTAGAATGTTTTTCTTTTCTGTAGAAATATCTTTTACTATATCGAATACGTTCATTTAAAATCCACTTCCATCATAATCTGTGTTAGAGCTGCAACCATATTAATCTCTTGATCAGCAACAAAAGCACTCTTGTACATATAATCGCCAATAATGATTACAAGGTTTGGAATGTCTGAAGGATTCACATATTGATAAGCATTATCATACAAAGCACGATATATGTTAACAGCATCATTATGAATGTTATCTGCAACCCATTTACGCATATCTTTGAAGTTTTTATCTTTAAGCATCTTTATAAGAGCTTTTAGATTACCTTCTTCTAGATTTACGAATATGCCAGTATCAATCGTACCATTAGACGAATATCTCTGAAGTTCATTTAGAACTCTTCGCCAATCTGGAAAATGCTTATTGATTAATTCAGCAACAACTTTCTTATCATAAGTAATCTCTTCTTGATCCAGAATGCTACAAACACGCTTCATGAATTTGAGAGCGATTTCAGGCTTTTTATCAGCAGCTATATTAAAGTCTATCACAGAACATCTAGATTTTAGAGGTTCAATAATCTTGTTCTTGTAATTACAAGTAAAGATGAATCCACAATTTGCAGAATATTCTTCAATGAAATTACGAAGAGCTGGTTGTGTGGATGAAGGATTGATATAATCAGCTTCATCCATAATGATGTACTTGCGACCACCTGCAAAAGACATAGCAGAAGCAAAGTCTTTAATTGTAGTGCGAAGTATATCAATGTTTCTACCTTCCAGTGAACCATTGATCATCATGTAGTCACAACCGAGTTCTTCTAGCATTGCTTTGGCAATTGTTGTCTTACCGACACCAGCACCGCCGCATAGCAAAAGATTTGGAATGTTCTTGTTATTAACAAAATCCTGAAAAGTGTCCAAGAGGTCTTTTGGTAAGATACACTCTTGGACAGTCTTAGGACGATACTTTTCTACCCAAACAAACTGTTCTTGCATAATATAATCTCCTCATCACATAAACATAATTTATATACTTATACGCTCTCTAGTGCAACATAATATGTGATTTTGTCAGACTTGAAACTACAGATGTTCTTATCTGTGATAGAAATCACATAATCATTAGGCATCAACTTGGAGAAGTATTCTGTCTTGATAACTGCTTTGATATTCTTATCAGTCTCTCCAAGTTCAACTTTATAGTTGTAGCTTGTTGGGTTCTTTAGATTAGTAGCAGCCATGAAGATTTTATTATCTTCCGATTCGATAATAATTTCTGGTAGCTGAAGAACAGATACTGCTTTATTCATTGCAATAAATTCTTCTTCTGGAAGTGTGAATTCTGCAATGATATCTGGCATAGTAATAGACTTAGATGGATAGATAATCATTTCAGGATTAGCACAAACATAAGAAAGATTTCTCTTGTCTGTTTTAATATCAATCTTGGAATTGCTGAATTTCAATTCTGGTTCGTTGAAAAGAGACAGAACTCCAATGAACTTAGAAAGCTCATAAATTCCAGCCTCTACTTCAAATGTTTCTGCTACATTAGCAATTGCCATAACAGTCTTTGTTGGTGTAATTGTAGAAATTACATTACCTGGCTTGAACAGAATAGAAGGATTGATAGAAGAAAAGTTCTTCAGAACATTAACAGTAGATTCACTTAGTTTCATAACAATTTACCTTTCTCACTTCTTTGTGTTTGTAAGCAATGATGGATCAGCAGTTGCAGAAGCACCGATTGATGCTAGAGCTGGTAGCTTGCCACCAAAGTTGTAGTAACCAGCATGTTGTAGATGCATCCATGGACAAATGTAAACATGACCACCGATTTCACGAATCTTCTGGCAGAACCAATAATCTTCAGAAAGATATCTTTTAGACTTTGCATCAATCTCTGCTTGGAAGTACATCATGATCTCACGTGAACCATCAAAGTTTTTAGTTCTAACATGATCTGGCTTATATGATGTTTCTGGAAATGCTTCATTGAACATCTCAAATGTCTTTCGACGCACCATCATAAACCCAGTTCCAATTTCTAGAACATCTGCTGGTTCATCAAGTTTGATATTACGTGATTGTTCACCAGGATTCAAGACAGGATTGAAAACAAAATCACCAACAAAGTCTTCTAATACATTTGGATTTTCATCAGCAACACCTTTGTCCACTGCTTGCTTGATCTTCTCCCATGTAATACACTTTTTGGGGTATGGTGCTCCAATCACATCATATGGCGAATCGTCTGATTGTAATGCTAGTAGTGCAATAACATCTTGCGGGTTAAAAGCAATATCAGAATCAATAAACAAAAGATGTGAGCAATCTGATCTCATAAACTCATCAACACAATAGTTACGGGCACGTGTGATTAGAGATTCATTGAAAAGAAAATAAGAACGAAGTTCTAAATTATGCTTTGTAAATGTTCCAGTCAAATCACACATAGCTTTTGCGTATTGACCATTACACTGGCCACCATACATTGGTGTAGCAACAAATAGTTTACGCTTTCGCAATTCACCAATATCAATTTTAATTTCCATTTTTACATTCCTTATCGTGTGTATAAAGTAATAGAATACCGTAATGTAGAATTTTCATTATGTCTGCTCTATTTCTACCATTCTTTTTACCATATCTTGCTGCGTATTTGATGATATCACCAATAGTAAAACCTTCTGCATGACCAGCAGAAGCAATCAATTCGAATGCCTGAATATTATCAGGTCCAACATAATGTTTTGTATATGTACTGTCAATATATTCTTTCAATTCTTTGACTAGATTATTTTCATTAAATTTGTATTCGACTGAATTTTCTTTGTCATTAGACCAACTAACATTGGGCTTTGTATATTCTAATTTATCGTCTGTCATTTGTTTTCACTTTCATTCCAATTATCAATGAGTTTCATTTTATAATTATTAATACCAGATGGAATTTTAATACCAGATTTATATCTCAATACATTTTTTCTCCAATTATTCCTAGACGATAAATTCTTTCTTTGTCAGATAGAGTATCAAACATCGAATAGTACCTTCTTCAAATCTGGCTTCCAATAATTTGGTCCTTTTAGAACCTTTCCATCTTCACGATATATTGGATTACCATCCTCACCAAGTTTGCTCATATTGCTGTTATGAACCTCTTCAAAGCACTTGTCAAGATCAATGCCGAATGAATGCCCCGCTCCGTAAACAACATACAGAAGATCAGTTAAAGCATCCGCAACTTCAACAAGATTTCTATCATCAAGTGCTTCACGAAGTTCTTTTAGTTCTTCGTCAATCAAACTATACCTTAGTTCCGATACACTTGTCCACTGTGGTTCTGTTTCTACGTCTTGCTTAAACGCATTCATGAACTCTGCTACTTTTTCAAAATTAGTCATTATATCCACTCTGGTTTTTGGCGATTTGTCCACTTGTGCAGTGATGCTTTTCCTAGCTTGTAATAGTTTCTATAGTTTTGAATAGGGTTATTGGAAATCTTGTATTCATCATCCATAGCTGATGACATTGTAGTCATGTTGTGTTTCTTTATATCATATGGTGGTGTGTATAATCTATCCATTAAACCACTTGATTCTACTTTATGTACTTTACCATAACGATGTGTGTATTCTCCACACAATGATTTTAGATGTTTCCACAACCATTGATAATTGACAATGGTATCTCTTGCCCAAATAGAACTTGGATGATTTATATGTGTGGACTTATACAATATATTTTCACGATCATCACGTAACATCCATATCTTTTTATTTCTACCTGATTCAGAAATAGCATTTGTTTCAATGCCATCAATAACA